CCCACTGAGTTCCGTACCGGAAGTGAATCACTACTGGATAATCTCTTTCCAGTTGATCGTCAACATCAACTTCACGTTGTCGTGTAATACGGTACGTGTCTTGGCATAGAAACTCCATGTCAGTCGCGAACCCTTAAACCCTTTGACCGTACCGCCTGTTGTGTAGGCACCGAATGCTGAACCGTCAACACTGCTTGCGGGATCAATGTTACCTGATCCGTCTGAATCATCGTATAGTTCAAACGATGTTGTGCCGATTGGTTTGATCAGATACTTGTTACCGTTCAATTGAGTCATACCACCCACATCGTTGATCTCAAGTTTGCCTTGATATCGATTAGTATTCAATGGGAATGTTACTGTGTGAGGTGAAGGGTTGGTGAACTTCAACAACTCACCTGTTGTGATCACAACTGGATTTGTCTGTGTCGCACCAGTAATTGTATTCTCTGCTGTACCACCGTCTTCTGAGAAGTTTTTGAGTGCTCCGTATTGAAAGTTGTTGTATGTGTCAGTCAGATCTGTTTCGTATCTTCCCGCAAACATTTCTTGTAATCTTGTCAGACCACCTTCGTATGCACTGTCGCCAGCGGTTGGATATGAATACTGCACGTTGGTGCCTGGGATATCTGTCCAGTTACCGTGGTTCAATACAGAATTGACCTCTGCTTTGAGATCAATGACTGCGACCAAACCATTCGCCGCACCCGATGTCTGATCGAATCCGAATGCACTAATAGATGTAGGCATAAACAATGCATGATCGACTCGACCATCTGATAATACTTCTTTCGGAGACATTGAGAACAAATACTGCCAGTCACTATCGATGTTTGCGGTGACTGTTGCGTGTGTTGATGCGTATGTGGATGGTTTACCGAATTCAGTTGGTGTCAGCTCTGTCTCTGACCATACTGACTGTGCCCACGTCTCAATGTAGAGTGAAGTGAGTGGTGTACCTGCCGACTTGATCGATGTACATGAAGGCAACGATGCAGTCTGCGACATTGCGACTGTTTCAATGTTACCCGCATAGTAGGTGTGCATCACGATACGAGTACCGTTCAGATATGTACCGAATCGAACACGACCCGCACCATGCCACTGAGCATCAATCCAGTATTGGTTGTTCTTTTCGAGATCAAATGTCAACTGTGACCTACCACTACCGTCGAGTTTATCGCCGTTGAAATCGTCTTGTGGAATAATCGTATTGGTTACTGTACCACTGGTCTTTGTACGAATAACAACACAGAACCCTTCATTGGTTGTTGATGCAGTACCCTTAGTGTAACCGTCTTTTCCTAGTTGAAAAAAGAACCCGTTGTCTGCGTCGAATAGACCCCAACGACGGTACGCACCGTTTGTGCCATCACCAGACGATGGTGAGTTCAGTAAGAATGTGCCCTGCCATAAGTGTGAAGAGCCTGGGATATATGGGTGATAAGTGTTCGATGTGTTACCCGCAAATGTTGCCCCAGTAACAGCCGTATGATCAAATCCGACCTTTACAGATTTTCGAGTTTGATCGTAGTCAATATAACCACCGTCGATCTCTACGGGAGAGAAGTTATCCGTAACCTTTGCCTCACCACCAAACACATAGTTACCCAGCATTGTCGCACCAGAAGTACGCAACTTACCCCATGCGTCTAACTGTGGTTGACCTTCTGCGAAACGAACATTGGCTGAACCTTGGTTGTCAACATCAAGACCGTATTCGGGGTTGTCATAACCCATGATATTTTGTGCGGGGATGTAGACATCATAGAATGACTTAACATCGGCAATGTTTTCTAATACATCATCGTCATCAATATCAAACTGAATTTTTGCACCGGTCTGAGGTTCAAGATTTTCAAACTTTGCAGCTTTATTGTAGTGTACTGCAAGAATACCAGTACCATCACCTTTGTCGTAAACACCATGTACATGAACCATTCCGTTTCCGCCGAAGCCTGCAATATTATACATTTTACCGATCTGCCACTCATAACCTACAACGGCATCGTAATTGCCTTTGTTTTCGAATTCGATTTCGGCAGTGTGAATCATGTACAGACGGTCACCAGTGCTTTCTGGTGGTATCCGTGTGAATCTCTTATCTCCAAGTGCCATTTATTTTCTCCGGAAGAATCTCTATTAGTCTATTTATACATTTACTACGCTGGGTCTCGATAGTTTCTGTCACCGGTCTGCGATATAGGGAATGAGTTCGTGGTTGATGTGATCTCATTGTTTAGGGATAAAATTGCATTGCTACCCGTTCTAAACACCAAGAAATCAAGAATCTCTCCATCAGACACATTGAAGTCAAACTTAGCTCCAACTTTTTCTACTGTTACAGTCTTAGAGTTTGATCCAGTAATTGCAGACCCAAACGCAGAAGTAAATCCAGAAGAAGCCGTCTTGGTAATTATTGAAGATCCAGTAGGTGCTGTAGGATCAGCGTCAACTTCAAATTCGTCAAACAACTGTAATGTAGGATTGTCTGCGTCATCTCGTACTACTACTCTTATTTTATCTCCATCCGATAATGCAGTCCCGTTCGTGACGGCTGTGGTGTCTCCATCTCTCAAGACACCCGCATCTGTGAATGCGGCGGTGCCAACTGCATCGATGGTTACAAATGCACCTCCAGTATTAATCTGAAAATAGTTTGTACCATCACCCGTAAAGGTGTTTGCACTCACAGTTTCAGTTGATGCAATAGTAGTGATACTTGGTGCTGGTAATGTAGTTGCAGAGTATGGTGATGGATTATCTAATACTCGTATCTCTGAGTTACCTAAAAGGCCTGAAATAGTAGTTGTAATTGACGCTACAATATTAACTGTACCAGTACCACTTATCTCAACCGTAGGAATAGTCGAACCACTAACCACATTAATTGTTAATGTGACATTAGATGTGAAGTTTACTGCAATTGCACCACCTGCGGTACTAGAAATTCCATCTCCTGCTGTTTGTGTCCCATAACCGGACAATGTGTTTCCAGTAAAATCTACGGAAGTTGTTGTACCAACATCACCAATGTCAATTGCATTGGTTGTTCCAGAAGTTCGAGTAAAAGTACAACCCGTAATGTTTCCTATCGTGGTTGTGCTTGCTAATACTGCCGATGTTGTCGCGGAGGTGTCGGTGAATGAACAATCTGTTAACGTGTTTCCACCTGTTACACTAACTCTTCCTGAAGAATTGATAATACAGTCGGTAAGGTTTCCAGTTACGTTTGGTGTAGTGACCGAAGTTAATCGAAGTCCCGAAGAATTTGATGCTATGTTTGCAGTGGTAACGGTGTTCAATGAGTTGTCATTAAACGTCGAAGTTCCAGTGTTTAAAGTAGTTACATCATTGAAGACGGCTCTAATAATACTTTGACCACTTGTAAAGGTAACCGTTGTAGCATTATTAATAGATCCAGAAGTCATACTAAACGAAGTCATGTTTGACATGTCAACCACAAGAGTAACCGTGCCTGTACTTTGAATGTTGGTACCTGTAAAAACTGCTGTACCTGTCCCACCTAATGTGTAACTATTTGTTCCGTTTAATGTTTCGATAAAGGTGAGACTTTCTTTGTCACTGTTTCCTGTAGTAGTATTGATATCAATGTTATGTTGTGCAAAAACAACATCTTCATAGGCTTGTAAAACACCATTGTGAATGTCGGCGGTGATGTCGTTATCATGACCCTCCAAAAACAGAGTATCACTTACTGTGGTTCCAATTAGAGTTATTCCATCACCAACATAAGCCGCATCCCAGAAGTTATTATCAACTGCTTTAATGTTTACGTTTTGAACAATAATATTATAAGATACATCGGATAAATTATTTGTGGGAACGTTTAATGTCCCAGCACTTAAATCCAAAGCAATAGGAATAAATGTTTGTAATGTAACCTTTTCTGATCCAGTAAAATCTGCCAAAAAATCGAAATTTGCTGTTCCTGACGCACCATCGTTTACGTCAACATCAAGCGAAGTTAATACTGCGGCAATCGTCGTAAAGAAATTGAAAATAAGTTGAGAACCAGATGGAATACTTGTTAATGTGCCAGTATACGTAATCGAAACGTTTTCGTTTTTACGTAGTGCCGCAACAATACAGTCGGTTCCCTCGATGTTCGAACCGAACCCTTCTAGTCCGTCGTTGGCACCACCCCAACCACCAGTAGTGTCGGCGTCGTACCATTGAACCATTTCCTTGACACTACCTCCGGTACCAAACGTAATTGCCATTACTCAGTTCTCTCTGTGATTTCGGTTTCAATTAAAGTTTTGGCTGAGTTTAATGCTTCTATTTCAGAATTATATTCATGGTAAGTTCTCTCGCCATTTTTTAAAACTTCAATGACTAGCCCATCGACAGTGATTCTTACTCGTTCTCTGGCCATCTCATCCCTCTAATATTTGTCTGAGTTCTCCGTCCAGACCTTCGTCTAGTTCCTTTTTAAAAGCAATACAATCATCAAACTTAAAACGATACTCAACACCGTCTGACCTTTCGCCAACAAAACGAATCGTGCCGTCATCGTTATATTCTATTTCAGGATCGGGAAGTATGTTGCACGGTAGTCTACCGTCTTGCACGACAAAGAGAATTTCGTCGGGTGTTTTACCGATTACGTCGGCAGCTTGTTGTAATGTTAATTCCATAATCTATCTCCAAAAAAAATAGGGGGGAGAATCCCCCCCTTATCACTTATCTATATTATGCTGGGTTGTCGTAGTTTCTTTCTACCGGAGACACTACTGAGATTGCGTTGGTGTTCTGTCGAGTGATTCGAGTGGTAGTTTCTACCCACTGACCTGTCGCAAGACCGATAGCGCGAACATTCACTGTAAATGGTTGTTCAGTTTCACGGTCTTTTTGACTGTTGTTATCGAATGCATAACTGATATTGAATCGATTATCACCGTCCAGATTAGCAGGAGCAAGAGTCGATATTCCAGCCTGTGCAATGTTGTTTTCCGCAGTCGCACCAGCAGAGTCAAGAAGCAACGCAGCAGGTGAGTTAATTGGGTGAGTGTAAATTCCGTCACCCGCAGTGCTCAATGTTCCGTTTTCTGGAGCAACTGTGTCATCAATTGTGATCGCAGCAAAGTTGGTCGAATCGAAGATAGTCGTAACTTTCCAGACAATATTGTGGTTTGCACCAGTACCCGCATTCAGGTGAGACCTGAAGTACGCATTTGCTTCTGTGGCTGGGTCTAGGCCTTCTGGTGTACCAGTTCTCAACAATGGAGTTGGACTTACTGCACCATTCAATGTAAAGTTTGCAGAGTCTTGTGAACCATTTGCACCCACATCACTAATTACGATAGAAGTTGCAATCTCTGCACCCACTTCGTATTCTCGTGTACGATCGTAGTACAGGAATACTTTTGCGTCCGCACTGTCATCAAGAATGTCCTGAGAGAACGATACCTGAATGTTGGTAGAGAATGGGAAACGCTTCAGAGTTGCAGTTGCACCAGTAGGCAACAACTGAGTATTGTTAATGTCATCAGCGTTAATGTTGAGGATTGCGGTACCAGTTTGAGCACCAGACTGTTCGATGTTGGTTACCTGCTTAGTTGTCAGAGTGTCACCAACGAATTCTAGCAGTTCGTCCGCTAACTTACCTGACAGACTTGTTGAACCCAATGCGAGGTCAGAATCCTGACGCAACTGATACTGTACCCATGCATACAGTTCTGAATTTGTCAATGGAGTAGTGCCGTCAACACCTGATTCTGAAGTAATCTTGACACCGAAGTCCTGAGAACCACCAAAGAGGTCTTCCGAATAACCGAATGTAGATGAAGACTCATCCGTTGAAAGATATTCAATTTTCGAACCATCTCGACCTGAACTGTTTGGAGCAGTATACTTCTCACCGGCAGCACGAGCAGCTCCGATAATAGCATCACTGAACTGTGGAGATGCTTCTGTACCTGTACCAATGATTTTTAGGTCATTGTTTTCTACAAGAGGGAATCGTTGAGTGTTGTATGGTAATGTTGATCCAGCTACCAAACCAATGTCGACTGTGTCAGTCTGATCAAATGTCTTACCTTCTTGACGAATGAATAGACGCAGAACATTTGTACGGTAGTCAAACGCAGAAGAGTCTAAGGTTTGAACCGCTTGGTTTACTTCGCCAGGGAAGTCATAATCGGTTGGCCCTGCGACTGAGACACCAGTTGTGGCGTTAAACCAACCGTAGTAAACTTTATGTTGGTCACCGGCGTCGTCTTGGTTCTGGTCACCGTCGATATTACCCAAAGAAATTGTACCAATGTACTCACGCAACTGTGTTGCATCATCGGTACCAAATTCTCGCCATCCCGCAGTACGAATTAATGAACGAGATGAATCGTCAGCAGGTGACCATCCATAACGCCATTCGAACTGTTCTGGTGTAATCGCAACCAAGGGGAAAGGATATGCGATGAGTGATTTACTGTTAGGATCATCCTTCCACTCTTCTTTTAAGAAAGAATAGAGTGCCTGAAGTGTGACACCTGTTTCGTCGAGTGTCGGCCCTTTAGGAGCCGCAGAATTGTTACGAATCTTAATTGTTCGTAAGGCAGTGTCGATATGAATATTCTTACCAGCGGAATCACCACCGGTGTCGAATAAATTATCGGGATCTGTAATTGTTGGCATTTAAGTTACTCCCAAAGAGTCTGTTATTGTTTTTACTACGATTTATTTATAATTAAGAGTAAGTGAAAGTAGTTCGGTCAGTCCAAATATTATTGAAATTTGCGTCACCATCTGCCCATAGTATATTGAAATCATCACCGATTTCTTCAATGCGTTTGATGCGCCACTTTGCCTCACCCTCACCGGTTCCTGGCTGTGCCTCACCGACATAGGTATAGACTCCGTCCACATCAATCAATCTGTTGTATTGAACTTCCAATTCTGCTTTCAACCTATCCAAAACGTTTATGAAAGAATCCGCAATGAACTTACCAGTTGCGGGATCGTAAATAAGAATCGCATTGTCTACGACTCCTTTCAGTGCGGCCTTGTCAACATCCGCATTGTCTACTAATTTGTATGAACCACCACCGCCAAGAGATGCGAGTGAGGTCTGTAAATTCTTTAACTGTCGGTCGACATTCTTATTGACCGTTGTCTGTTGATCGGATACCTTTTTATTGAAGTCTTTGAGAAGTTCTTCGAATCTTGGTTCGTAGTCCGGAGCATCCTTGCCAGAATCGCCTTTGTCACCTTTTTCACCTTTGGGGCCTGCGGGGCCTTGTGATCCGACATCTCCTTTCTCTCCCTTCTCACCTACTGGGCCACGCTCACCTGTTTCACCTTTGTCACCGGTCTCACCACGATCACCTTTGAGACCCTGAACCCCGTCGAGACCACGTGGCCCCTGCTCTCCTTTCTCACCGCGTTCACCTCGATCTCCTTTTAGTCCTTGCGGGCCTTGTTTGCCTTCTGAGCCTGGGAGACCTGTATCTCCGCGAACCCCTTGAAGTCCCTGTTCTCCGCGTTCGCCCTTTTCTCCGCGTTCGCCTCTATCTCCCGCATCGCCTTTACTACCGTCAAGTCCACGAGGGCCTTGTTCACCTCTGTCACCCTTTACTCCCTTATCACCTTTGGGCCCTTGTTCACCGCGTTCTCCACGAGCACCTTGAGGGCCTCGTGCACCCTCAGGCCCTTGAATCACACGGACTTCATCGAGAAGATACATTAACTTCTCTTCTAGTCTTTGTATCTCTCTTTGCGTGTGAACTAAATTAAACGCAGTAGAGACTGTATCAATCTTGCTCATTTAACTTCGCCATGTACCGTGTCAATTCTTCAGTCAGTTCATCATTATTAGAGGGTATATAACGTTCTTTCTTTTCTTCAGGTTCGTCGGGAACGACCTTCACAGGCATTGGTTTTTGTTCTTGTGGTGGTTCTTTCTCTTCAGGTTCTTCAGGATCAGGCACTTCACCCGACTTGATTTCACCATCAATCTCTTTACGCATCTGTTCAATGTCGTCATCCGACAGACGCAAAATATTACGCATCGCCCATTCTTTGGAGATATACTCACCGACGAATCCGACCATCTCATTGAGAAGTCCCGCACGCTCACGGTAAATCTCCATCTCCTTGAGTTCTGTAAAGTGATTGTCCTTTACATAGTCAATATAGATGTCGTCTTTCCACTCTTCCCAGTCTTGCTCAGTGATAATGCCTTTGAGTACGAGTTGCTTTCTCAAGATGCCCAAAAACATCATGGAGAACCGACGACGCAGTCGGTCAACAAACTTCTGGAACTTTACCTCGTCACGCGAGATCTCAGTAGATCGACCAAGAGAGAACTGTGCTTCCTGTTCCAAACGGTTCACTGGGACATTGAGTGATCGATATAATCTCTTTTGAAAATAAATGATGTCATCGATCTGACCCAGATTATCACCGCCTGGTAGCGTTGAGATCTCTGTACCTCGACCACCCTCTCGACGGGGTAACCAGAAGTCTTCAAGCATTGACATATGCTTGCGGTCATCTTTGATCTGACCGGTGTTTGCATCATAGACCAACTTGTTACGATACTTGGTCATGATGTCTTTCATGTATTGATCTGCCTTACCACGCGGCATATTACCCACATCGATATAGAAGATACGGCGTTCTGGTGCACGAGCAAGACGATAGATTACAAGACTATCCTCCATCATACGCAATTGGTTGATGGGTTTCAGTGCCTTGTGTAAGTGAGACAAAATCTTTTTCTTAGATTCGTCTACCACTCCAGATGTGACATAACTTACCGCATCCGTAGAAATTTTAATAGAAGTGTTTGTTTGACCTGGCTTCTCATCGTAGATATAGTATTCATCAACCTTATCTACAATCTTTACATTGGTTTTGGGGTCTTTTTTGTACTTGACTTCTTTGACTTTACGAATCCGAGCAGCATCAATTAGACGAATTTCTTGAATACCTGCTTTGAGGTTTGATTCGTTTACGAGTAAGTGATGAACTACTCGACCGTCCACATACCATGAACGGAATATATCATGTCCCATATCGTTGAACTTCAACATGGACACAATACTTTCAAATTCTTGTCGTATGACATCCTTGATCTTATCGGGAGCTTCAATCTCATCCAGAGAGAGTTCGACCGATGATTCTAATTCAGATGATACAATTGATTCGTTGACGATTTCTTCGATTGCCATATCAACTTCGGGATGTTGTGATACACCACGATAACGCATGATAAGTTGATGATTGTCTTTTGCTTGATCACCATCAATGTTTAAAAACTGACCATAATAACCTGCTGCAGTTGATGTGTATCCTGCACCATCAATGTCTGTCGGGGTAACAGGCGAAGCGAGTTTTTGAGTGCCGGTTTCTTTCTTTGTTGCACCTGCTCTCTTAATCTCAAATCCAAAAAGTTTTAAGACGCTACCGTTTTCTTCTGCCATGTGAATTCCTAAAAATAAAAATTGGGGAGACCGAAGTCTCCCCTTTATTTAGAGACTTATTAACTAGTTGTATTCGCTTCCCAGTATTGGTAAGCAAATTCTACATCGAATGTCTCAATCGCACCTGTAGTATCATAATCCAACGCAATTTCGCTAATGTTGACGGGGTATGCACCACGTAGGTCAACACGCTTGATTACTTTACCTTCTCCACTAGTCTGGTCTCGATCCAGTTGTTCTACAACCAAGTCCACCTGATAGACAGACGGGTCTAGAAGTCCAGTGTTGAATCTGTGTCCAGAGATACCATTTGACCAACGCTCCATCGCGTCACGAATCACAAAATCCGTGTCGTTCAAGATTGTTACTGTCCAGTTATCAAATGTTCTCTCAGAAGGTAGTTTTAGAACACGACCTCTGAATGGTACTTCGAACTGACCTACACTTGACGCGGGCAATGCCGCAGTCTTGCAGAGAAATGATGCTTGTGCTTGTGCATCACCTGCATCTGCATACGCAGGAAAATTCAGAGTGACCTTAAAGAGATTGGCACGAGCGCCTCCACCCTTTAGCTGGGCCTTAAAGTCATCTACTCCTAAAATTGCCATTTTCTAATCTCCTTATACCGTACCGATGATTTCAGCGAAATCAACGCCAGTTCTGACAGCAACAAAGTTCAACTGAACATAGTTGATAGAACGAGCAGGTTTCACGAAAACACTCGCTACAAACGAGTTCGAATCGACAACATCTGGAGTATTGTTTGTTTCGTCACAGACAACACGGAAGTCAGTGATACCACGACGACCCTGAATATCTCTGAGGAAGGGTTCAACAATACCCACAAATTCTGCACGAGTAAACTCATCGTTGAATTCGAACAACACATTTTGTGCTGCACCCTTAATTGCTCTCTCCATTGCAATGAACAGACGACGAACATTAATTCTACTGAACGCTGACGCCTTACCTAGTGCAGTCTTATCACCATATAGAGTGATGCCTTGGCCAGGAAGGTTACAGATTGGGTTTACATCTGCTTTATAGAGCACATCCCGATCTGACTTTGTTGGGTTGAATGCAAGAGCAGTCGCACCAAGATATCGTCCACGACGACTACCAGCAGGTGAGAACCAAGGAGCTGCAACATTGTCAGTTGCTGCCATGAGTCCCGCAGTAGAACTAGACGCTGGAATAAATACATATCTGTCGTTGTACTTATCATACACCTTCAGGAAGTTATTGTCAACAACTAGGTAAGAAGACTTACCCATCGATGCAGCAGTTGCTACAATGTTGTCTCGAATTGTTGTATTGCTATTGAGTCCAATAACATCGTTCCTTGCAGGTGAAGCAACAACCACACAGTCTTTGCGTCCTTCAGCAATTGTAACAAGATCAGTTACAATTGTTCCCTGAGTTGCTGAAACAGCAACAGATGGAGCGATTAAGAAATCCACCTGAATTGTGTTTTCGTCTTCGAATTGGTCGAATCCACTGGCATACTCAGTAGTACCAAGACCACCGGAGTTTGCACCTGCCGCGCCTGAAACAGCCACACCAACACCATCGTGACCAAGTCGACAAGTTCTTGCCGCGTTGGCAGCTGAACTACCACCACCATGTGTATTAGCAACAAACTCCGCACCTTTCTTGGCAGCTCCAAAATATGTTGGGTGTTGTACACCGTAGACATATTCTGAACGATCATTTAATACATCCAAGATGTAGTTGCTTCGTCCATTTTCGTCTTTTGCGTCCGTGATAAGTGAAACATTTTCCCACTTCTCAAGAACTCTGTCCTTTTTGCCTGTGAAATCACCACCTGCATCTGCGATAATAACATGCACTTCATCGAGTGTAGTGCCTGCATCGGTCGCAAAGTCAGAAGTGCCAGGCTTAGCGTCAAACTCGGACTCGTATTCCCATGCGTCAAATGCTGTCGCGTTTGCAGCACACACAGAAACTTCAATAGAGTTACCGACTGAACCAGCATACTTTGCCAAGAAAGTTGCTGTGATTGTGGAGCGTGAGGCATCAAAATCGTCACGGTTCGTAATTTGAATCGCTTCGCCGTTTGACGCATCAATATCTGAACTATCAGCAGCATTAAGAGCACTAGCGGTCGCACCGCGAACAACATACATGCTTGTAGAGTATTTTAAAAATTGATTAGCTGCTAGGAATTCAACTGACGAAGAATCTTCGTCGAGATATGCTGGAGAACCAAAGTTACTGATTAGTTCTGCTTCGTTTCCGACCAGAACTGGAGTATCGATGGGGCCCCAAGCAAAATCACCTACAAACGCACCAGTAGAAGAAGTGATCGATGGCACTATGCCTGACGCATCGACTTCGCTAATAGTAACGGCAGGAGATTCAGACTTTAGAATAGCCATAATCGTATCCTTTTTTTCGTTGGGTTATGATAAGTGACATAATACGGTTTTGTTCATCAATGCATTTATTTATAATTTACCAAGTTTCATCGTATTCTTGCCACGGGATCATCCAACCCTTGTCCTTCATCTCTTCTTGTCGTTCTATTTCTGCGATTGCATCTGAACCATCATCGAAGTATCCAAACGGCACCATGTCCGCTTCGATCGCTGCCATTTGTTGTTCAAACATCATTTTCTTGATGTTGACATCGGTCATGTCACTGAAGATCTGTGTCGATATGAAGAACCCAAACATCACGAGATTCATCATCAAATCGTCATGGTTTCCGTCACTCGCTTCGTAGGATTGACCCTTCGCTACGAATGTCGATATCTCAAGGATTGTGTCTTCATCGACAATCTGTAGTTTATTCTCTTCGAGTAGATCTTTGATACCAGAACAACCAAGGCGTTTGACTTTACGATTCATCTCAACACCGATGGCATTTCTCTTGACAGCAGACTCTAAGTGAATATTCTCATACTCAAGATCATGATACAGACCGTTGCACACAACTTGTCCAGCATCATTCGACTCCACTATCACATATGCGTTATTGTACGCTTTCGCGATTTTATATATAATATCAGGGAAGAGTATTGGAGAGATACGATTGTTCCGATACACTGCGACCTGTTTAAACGGGCGGGTAGTAACATCAATCACCGAAAAGGTGCTATAGTCCAACCCTCGACCCTTCGCTACATCGACGGTCATTATGTAATCGTGTTTTGGTTGCGTCTCATCGTAAACCTTGAAATCTCCACCCTCTAAAATTTTCTTGGGTGGCATTGCACGGAAGTTGAGAAGAGTCTCTGCGTTGATCAGTGTGTCACCGGTGCCGAAGAATGTGTTGCCGAATTCCTGATCGAACTGTAACTGACTTGTATTAGAAATGGTTTGTTTCTTCCACGCCTCATCACGGCCTGGTACATCCCACCAGTTTACCGTAAACGCTTTATATTCGTTCGTTTGTTGTACTGCTCCTTCCCAGATTTTATGGAAAGTATTTCCAATACCATTCGCTGTGGAAGTAATAATAACTTTCGTATCTTTACCCGCTGAGATAACGGGATAAGTCGAAGTATAGAACTCAGCTGCTCGCTCAACAAAAGCAAACTCGTCCAGAAAAAGCAGGTTAACAGACATACCCCGTATAGAAGAACCACTAGTGGCAGCAGCAATAATGCGACTATTGTTACTAAACTCAATAGAACCCTTGTTGAGTGCACGACAGCCAGGTTGTAGAAAAAAAGGTAGGTTTTCAAGTGCCAAGGTGACTCTGGCGAGCATTTCACGCGCTGTAGCCCCTTTGTTAGCCAAGACCGCGATTGTCTTTTCGGGATGAAATATAGCATACCATAGAAGATAAACAACGGACGAAATACTCTTACCACTCTGTCGACACGCGAGTACGATCGAGAAGCGATTGCCATCAAAATGATTGAACATCTTTTCTTGATATGGGTATAAATCGAAGTTGACAAGACCTTTGTCGAGTGATATAATCTTGACATATTCACGCGCAAAATATGCTGGGTCGTGCATACACTTGGCATATTCTTTGACATCGTATTCTGTCCACTGCTGTTGAACCCCGTCACCCTTGACATTGGGGTTCCCCATATAATGATTAGTCATCTGGAGTTATATCTTTCTCTTCACTATGAAGCAACCGTTGAAGATCGGTGGTACTTCCAATAAACACATTGTTGTTGGTGACTTCTGTTTCCGCCTTGGGTTCTGCGAGGATCTCTTTGTTCTTCTTATTTAGATCCATGAGTTTGTCAGTCACATCGGCAACATTCTTAATCATACCGGACAATACTTCAAACGCACGAGGGTGTTCTGACTCTCGTGCAACCTCGACCATGAGATCTAACCCACGCTTACCGGTCTCCATCAATTCGAGATAAGTGTCACGAGAAGTCTCGTAGTCGTCCCTAATATTCTTTTTCTCATCATGCATTAGAGTTGATCGCCGTCAATATATCTGGTAGATACAAATAATGTTATTCTGGTTGTGAAAACATTATTTGTAGGGTCATCTTTTTCCCTAATAGTAATGTCAAATGTTTTATCACCACCAACTAATTGATCTTCTTCACTAGGTACAACTGTTCTAATTCCAAATTCATTTCTTGAATTTTCACCTGTAATATCGAAGAAGTCTGAACCATAACCATCACCAGTGTCTACTTGAGAGAATGGATTTGTTTCACTAATTTCTACTGCTCGTATTTCAAAATCATTAGCATCGAAACCTGTATCAGTATCATCAACCCAATTTCCATATGAGTCAGTAATCAGTGCGCCAGTATCATCCACATCAGTGTCAACCCTTTCAACTGTAATACTACCACTAGAATTAAATATTATTTTGACCTGTCCTGTAGAGCCACCGTCGAGTACGCCTATAAAGTTACCATACAAATTTTGTGGATTAGTCAAATCGCCTCTCTGAACATTCGGTGCAGGGTTTTCATCACCATCGTAGATTGTGAAAGATCTGGTTTTATATACTGTACCGCTTGAACCGTGAGAAGATTTTACCTGCATTGTGTATGTGGTAGTTGCGGGATCTGCAACATCACCGGTATCTGAGACATCAACACTGAAGGTTGATGTTGTACCAGTGGTATGAGTGAAACTTCCATACGGTGCTCTACCATTACCTGCACCGGCATCATCAAAGTCTTCCCACACTTGGGGTAATGCAAAATACGCGCCTTGAGGTGCTGAATAAGCAACATTAGACGATGCATTCTCTGACATTTGAATGTAATCATAATATGGTGGTACCTGACCTATATCACTAATTAAAGTTATGGTTGCCTCAGAATCAAAATACTGTTCTGGGAATAAACCTCTTATCTCCATTCCAGTCTGAAGATTTGATAAATCATTGTTTGCACCCAAATAGATGATGTCATTCTCGATAATATTTGTCGCTTGATTTGTTCCGATAATTTTATAATTAATATCACTGAGGATGTAATAATATATACCACTAGGCACATTGGTACCACCGAAAGAAAACTGTATAGTGTCACCTTCGTTGGCACTGTCGTTTGTTTTATTTGTCGTCAGTGTGTATGACGGAGCGGCATCGGATATCGTGCATGTCGTCGTGGCAACCTGAGTCCCTGTCGGACTGCCAACATGTGCAGTTGCCGTGATTGTTCGATCGCCATCGACCGTAGAAGTCGATGCAGTCGTCGAGATAAATGACTTGTTTCCGGTCGTTATATTCACGACCTGACCCAATGTAGTTGAGTCTCCTAATACAATATTATTGCCACTAGTGATATCAAAGTTTACAAATATTGTTTCGTCACTAGGATCATTTCCAACATCTGGAGACACAATGGCATTCAAGGGACTACCTTCGGTGATGTCGGCCATGCTCATGGTGTAGGTTTGAGTTGAAGTATCACTAATTGTTATGTTACCAGACTGTGCTATGACTGCTCCGGTTGCTGTTTCTGAAACAAACACACGGAAGACTTCTGAACCTTCTCTTTTCCTATCCGAACTGATTACAAGTTGGATATCTCCCTCACCAGTATTGGTTCCAGTGCTACTTACAGCGAAGGTTGCTCGACTACTCGATGTTGCGTGTCCCGAAGTGAAATCGTCTGCGTCAATTGAACCCGTAACCGGACTAACATAGTAGTAGTATGTTCCGTTTGAACCACCATCATGGTCAAAGGTCAGAGTCAAGGTATCACCTTCGTTTGCTGTTCCTCCGGCCGGAGTTGTTAGACCATATACAACTTCTCCTGCAATTGCATATCGGAGACGCAATACCTCGACATCGTCTGTGTCAATTATTACGATATCAAATTCTTCGTTTGTTGTTTCACTACCAGCAGCAAATCCCAAAGTTACTGAACCAGAGTTACTTGTGAATGAAACATCAACGGCGGTTCCAACCGAAACGGGCAATGAACCACCCAGATCAAAGTCTGCGGTTTCTGTCGGAGAAATCAGATCGATATAGTATTTCGCTGAGTTACCGTCTGGAATATTAGTTCCGGTAATAGTGAAGGTAACATCCTCATCGTTCGTTTGACCAACTAAATCTGGTACTATTGAAGTGAACGATGGTGCTACACTTCCAATGGCATAGTTAGCGGTATTTGATAAGACCGGATTATAATAACCACCTGAAGCCTGAGTTAAGGTTTCGAGAGTTACCAAACTAATAACGGAGTCAAAAGCATCACTTATCGATGTCTGACTTAGAACATATTCTGCGGTAGGTGAAGTGATTTCAAATGAACCGGTGTTTGTCACGATTCTGTTATCACCCACCTCAATACTGTACTCAACTGTTTGACCAACTGTTACCGGATCAACTGATAATCCAACAACAATGTCTTCGCCTTCTGTTAACGCTCTACCCACAAAGTCAAATTGTGGTGTAGTGTTCGTAACAGTAATGGTGTCTGAAGTTGCTTTGAGTATGTCGCTCTGTGTGAATACTGTGACATTAAATGTTTCATCACCTTCCGCTGAACCCCAGTTACCGTCAATCGTGGTCTGGACACTAAACTCAGCAGTATTGTTTCTCATAGCGAACGATTGTTTAGAACCGGTTGCAGGGAAAGAACCTGACAAGAAATCGTCACTGTCTGCACTGATTGGGTTGAGTCTGTAATACAGATTTGTCGACCCGTCGTTAGGCACATCTCGTATACCGGTCACGGTGAATTGGACAGAGTCGCCTTCCGTTATTGAAGTAGAAGAAGCAGCAATCGAAAATTTAGATTCTGCATCTACGATGTTTAAATCAGATGTTGCAATGGAACGACCTTCAGGGTCTTGGAAGTATACGCGAAAAGTTTCCGTACCCTCACTTTCATCTGAGTCTGTACGAATTTGTAAATCGAAACTTGCCGAACCTCCGGTGAAATCGAGTGTTCTTTTATTTGCTGAATCGGGGAACACACTGTCCGACGCAAATACGAAATCATTCTGTGATGCAGTGAAATTTTCTGTATCGATGTAATAAAGATAAGTTCCGTTTGATGCGTTGGTTCCAGTCAATGCAAAATTGAATGTGGTGCCCTCACTCTCTTCGGTCGACGGTGTTACTGTGAGATTATAAACCGGACTTGTAGAGGTGGTGATAATTCCATCGGAATCTTCTGATAACAAAGATACCAATGTTTCATCTTTGATCAATAGTTCTGCACCAAGATACATTCCTGCTGGGTGAACAAATAACTTAAACAGTTCACGCCACTTTGAGATTGGAATTTCTGTACGAATCAGATACGCAAAGGTTTGATAAAGTTTATCGTCTGTGATATAATGTAATGAGTTAGGGCCAATCTGAGAGTTGGGGTCACCAATCTCAAAAATATTATCTTTTGTTTCTACAACTTCTGCATCTAATCCAAAGAAAGATCGAAAGAACCACTGAATTGCAAACTTAGTCCCCTTTGTTCGAAACAATGTGTTTGAAAAGTTTGCTGCAGCGCGTTTCTGTGCGTCACCGGTCGCAAAACTTTCGAAGTATGAATCACCCAAGAGTAATTCATCTTCGATGTACGATAGAAGTTCTATATCAGTTTCAGTAATGTCTCTCGAAGCAAAAAGGTGACGAAGAAGTTCTGTTGCCTTTTCTTCGTTCTGAAACTCATAATAGAATTTGAGTAGACTAATAAATTTTGGATATTGCGCTGCAAAGTGTTCAGGTAGAATAAGATCCACCTGATCCGGTTGCAATCGTAGGTTTCGGCGCCTTCTGTCCAAAAAGTTATTATGCATTAATTATGACCAAGTAGAAATTGCTACTCGTTTCCAAGTGTTTGCTGCGACATATATGTATATGTGGTTTGCGTCCCATCTTATTTCACCGATCTGTCCTTCATCAGTAGCAGCTGCTGGCACAGCAGGAGCATCACCCTCGTTATTGATTCGAAGTCTGCGTGTATTGGCGAATGAGAAAATATTAACACCAGAGTCGTAAGTTTCTAGTTTTACTTCGTCCTCACCATCATGTAAACCATCACCATCTAAGTCCTGTTGATACCATAAACGCGCCTTACCACCATTGACTCCAGAACGAGTTGCACTGAAATAGTTTTTATCTGAAACTTTATTACGAATAGCAATACCCGTGTTCGTTCTTAAACGCAATCCTCCTGTACCGCCTTCGTCGATAAAGGAATCATCCCCATCGTGATAAATTTTCATATCATTGCCGGTACCAAGGCGAAGTTCTAGGTTGTCATCCATCCTTATATTGTCAAGACTTTCGATAGATGCGCCATTTGGGTTTTCCATAGTGTCGAGTTTAAGAGTTCCGGTCTCTAGAGTACCGGTCATCGTCAAATCACCACCCACCTGTAATTCGTTCGCAACAAAGAAATCACCAGTGACCTTCGCACCATCTCCAGTTCCTCCAAACCCTGTAGCTGAATCAGTAACAAGTTTTGAAAAGTTAGTGAGAAGGTTTCCGAAAGTGATTGACTTGGTAGATGACACACTCACATCATTGATGACCAACACATCGCTATCTGCGGGGGCAACTTCTAGTTCCGGTAACTGCGATATTCTAATATCTGCCATCTTAACTTATCTCCGTATTCGACTGTAATGCATAAACCGCTGCAGCAAGGCGATCAAGTGCACTTTTAACTGTTGTGGGGTTGGGATCAGCCCAATGTGCATCCGTTGAAGGTGTGTACGAAACATTAGTGACCGACATCAAACCAGTGCTTGGGTTGAAGTTTAAATTGGTATTTACATTCAACGCATCGGTTCCACTGGTCGCATCACCAAAATGTATGTAATATGTGGCATCATCTCCCACGCTAGAAACATTGACTGCACTCGCACTGGTTGCAGATGCGGCCGCGACATTCGTGACTGATGAACCATCACCAGAGAAATTAGGTGCGAATAGAGTTTCGGTTGTGGTGTTGTATCCTAGAGCAGCATCAAGCTTTGCGCTGTCTGCTCCCGCGATATTTGATTCTCGACCGATCAAGTAAAGTGTTTCTGTTCCTGCACTATCGACAACAAGTTGTTCACTTGTAATCGCATCTGTCGCATTTGTTGCGGTAGTTGCACTTGTTGCGTTACCCAATAGGTTAGGTACTGTTAGTGAATTAGTTGATGCATTGTATGTTATTTCACCATCAACTTCTACTGAGTCCGCACCTACTGCGCGAACAAGTGGTAGTAAGAATTCGTTATTTGCGTCACCCGCAGACTTGGTGTTGATCTGTTTTGCAATCACACCGACACCCGCAGTACCAGAAATGTCGTTTGCGTTTGCCCACTGACTACCGTTCCACTTGAGTACCTGACCGGTAACCAAACCCGTAAAGGTATCTACGACATCATTGAGTGAAGTAGTGTTAAAGTTCGCAGAGTCCGCAACGAGCGCTTGGTCTGCAATACCACCAAGTCTTCCTGTGTTATTGTTAGTTCGGATTCCATTTGTTGAGTATAAAGACCGATCATCTGCGTTAAAATATAACCTTCCGCTTGCATTAACAATACCAACTGAATCGACTAGACTGGTAGAGTTAGTGTCATCGCCAGTAGAAAGACTATTGTCAGTGTTAACCGGAGAAACTAATAGGTAAAGAGCATTTGCCTCACTATCGACTAAATCATCCGCCGCCTGGCGAGCTCGCAGGTAAGGTGAATATGAGATCTTAACTCTATCTACTTTACCTGCGGAACCAGTCTGAAACAAATCTCCACGAGTTACGCTTCGAGTTGCTCCACCGGAACCATCACTTCTATCAACAATGACCAAGAGGTCAGAATCGACAACATTCTGACCGTCAACTGCTGTTAATTCTGTAATCTTTACGCCTGCCATTTATTCTTCCTCAAGAATTCGTATCTTTATTTATACGCTGTTGTTATATGTTACAGTGACATTCTCTCTTGTGCCACCGGTTGGTGTGACTCCATACACTACGGTATCTGTTCCTGCCGAAGATGCATTGTAAGTGAGTACACCTGCTTGTGTAATTTGTGCAACACCACGAGAACCCTGACTCACAATCGAGTATGCTGGACTTGTGAATGGATCGTTTCCTGACACATCTTCAACCGAAGGCGCACCAATTGTCACTGCGAATGGGCCTAACGAAATTGATGTCACATCCTGTACTGCTGATACAGTAACATCTACAGTATGTGTAATGGTGGATGGATTTGCAGAATCACCATACAACAATTCTAAAGTGAATTGATCCGTACCATTGTAATCTGAGTCTGGTGTATATGTATATTCACCTTGTGCAACTATGATTCCACTAGCCGAAGTGAGTATTTTATTGTAAGTCACACTTACTTCACCATTGGACGCAGAATCACCAAGTCTCAATCCGTGAGTAGTCAAAGGAACATTGAACGACTGATAATCTTTTTTGACTGCCGTATCTTCCAAAGTGGTTGCGGTTTTACCCAATTGGAAAGACGCTGCACTATCGCGCGATCGGAAAAATTCGTTAAGGTCGCCATCTAAGTTTGCACTTTGAACATCAAAATCAGTAATGATTGGTGCAGAACTACCAGTGTCCTTGTACATCATCACTTTCATTTCGAAATCAAGAGTGTAGATTACAGTTCTTCGTGCTTCAAGTGGTGCTTCATAATCGTCAACAAAGGTAATTCCCTGAAGTGTTATCGGAGTGTCTTCTTTAACTCCTGTAAAATTCGAAAGGGGTTTTACGGTCAAAGTGTATGAAGGTGTGAAGTATGGTAGAATCTGTTCTACAATCTGCAACGCATCATCCTGACCTTTCGCATAAACATTCAACTGAAAGTTGATGTTGTACGGTACGGGAGTGTAGAGTTTAGTCGCTGAACCAAAAGTAGTTGCTGGTAACACACACTGGTTTGTCTTTGGCAACTGACGCAAAGCATCATATTGCATCGCAACAATCTCGAATGACATACGAGGTAGTTTGACTGCAATCTGTCGTTCTGAATTTTCACCATCGACCATTGCATCAAGACGAGCAAGAAAGTCTCTCTTGGGTGCATATGACAAAGGCACTTTCACTTGACTATTTGTTCTCACAACATTAATATTGTTGAACAGTGATCCAAATACAGCGACTGCGTTGCGAATTCGTTGATGATAAAAGTGTCCGCCAAACATTATTGTGTATCTCCAAACGGATTACTCTCAGAGAAGTCTACGAAACCATCTCCGATCGTATCAAAGTCTGAGTTCTGTGCACCGTCTTGTAAGTCTTCTCCAACCTGAGTTGGAGTGACCGATTCGCCGTTAGTGAGACCCTCTACCGCCGCAGTAGTTGTCCAATCATGGTATTCACCATCCGTAGCTGCAGAGTGTGCAACATAAAGTTTACCGTTGGGTTCGTCATACTTGACCACCTCACCGTTGATGGTAAAGGTTGCATTGACCTGACGCACTACCTCACCTTCATCAAACGATAAATTTGATCCAACTGTGAGAACATTCTGATATGCGTGGTTTTTCTCAACCACATCGATTGTGTCGACACCGGTATCAAAGTCTTCGTCGTTATATTCAAACAACTCACATCGCATCTTGAAAATAGGCAAGTTTTGTAACTGATAAAACGGTTGTTCGGTGTCTACTTTTTGAATCTCAAACATAGAACCCGACAAAGGCAGATAAATCAAATCTCCCTCGCGAGGACGATAGAAAGGTGTATCCTCTTCGTTTTCATAAAGAGATACGGTGTTATGCCATCGTCGTCGTGCGACCACAAATGTTGCAGCGTCACGAATCTCTACTCCAAACTTGGTGAACAAATCACCCTCGCCATCGAATCCATCGATATTTTCGATGTACATTTCCAATCGATAAGCATTGTCAAAACGAGACACAGAATCATCCTGAAAGATTCCGTCACGGTTGACAATTTCACGGGGAATATAATACACATCCTGACCATACATCTTCAAGGATTCGATTACGATATCCTCGTAGAGTGTCTGTTCGTTCAGTGTTCCCTGTGTGAAGTAGAGGTTAGTTGCCATTTATTATCCCATGAAGAAACTAACAGGCATCTCGTATTCGAGGCGCATCTTTTCTTCTAGTCTTTGTAATTCTTGTGTTGCGTCATCATAGAGTTGACGACCATTCATGGTTACACCGCCAGGTAGCTGCATACCCTCAAACTTAATTAGGTTTGAACCCCATTGCTGTTTGATCAATTGTGTGGTATAATCCTTTACGAAAATATCATTCCACACATTGTATGTAGATTCGTCAATGAACTCATATACTTCTGCGATAATAAACTGACCGGCAATCACATCCTTGTCTTCAAAGTTCCCGTGTAGATACAACCTGTTTTGGTTTCGTGAGAATGTGACGATAGGTTGACCAGTCAAAAGGTTATCCAAATAATCCAAGTATTGTTCCAACTGGTAGTAGTATGACATACCACCCGCGAACTGCATAAAGTCTCCCAGACTATTCAACATCATTTGATAACGAATATCAAACATATTAACATTTGAGTATGTTGGATTTAGAGGATAGACCTTTGTGATATAAGGTATGTTAGATGAGATTGGAATATAACCATTGTCGATATCAGTTTGAGTCACTTCATGTTTTAAGAATGTTCGCACAGTAGCATCGTCATGGAATTCACGATACATTGCCAGCGCATCATCCACACGGTCTTCTACCTGATCTGTGTCGACATTAATTTCAATAACCGGTTGTCCCAATCTTCGAAGACAATAGTCAATCAATGTTTGTCGAGTTGTTGGCACTGCCATGAATTTTCTCCAGTAAGTTTCTTACTCTATTTATGCTCCCCAGAGCACTAACCCTGCGGAATCGTAAATGATTAATTGCACATTATTGGTATCAAAGAATCCTACAGATGCCTTGACTGAGTCTGCGGTCAACGATGCACCGTTTATCAGAATATCTCTATCGGTACTGTCACCTCGTTCGGTGACTGTCTGTAATGTCTCTTCGACGGTTGCAGCAAGACTTGCAAAAGTACGAATCGCAACACTGTCCGAACTTGTTTTGACAAGAACATCTGTGGTCGTCCCATCGGTGGGAAGATTGTTTACTACCAAACCTTGTTTCAGGGTTATTGCATTGTCGGTACTGTCGCCTCGATCAGTTACAGTTTGTAATGTGTCCTGACCAAGACCTGCCTCTTCCGTCAATGACGCAAAGTTTCGAATACCGATACTATCGGTCGTGAGATCGACAACCAACAACTGGTTGGTGCTGGGGTTACTGTCAATGACTGTAATCGATAGACCACCGATAGTAATACCAACATTGGTAGAGTCACCTCGATCCGTGACCGTCTGTAAAGTGTCGGGTACAAGATCTGCTTCGGCCGCTAACTGTGCAAAGTTTCGTTTACCAACACTGTCAGTCTGTAAGTCGATAACAAGAATATTGGTTGAGTTAGGATCACTGTCCGCAAGAAGAGTCAATCCTCCAGCATCAATTCGATCACCCTGACGAATCAAGTCTGCTTCATCGGCAAGATCACCGAATGACCGTTTACCTACACTATCCGTGACCAGATCAACAACGAGTATCTGGTTTGTATCTGGATCACTATCGGTCTGTAATGTTAGACCACTCGCATCGATGCGGTCACCTTGTTTGATCAGACCCACATCATCAGCGAGCGATTCAAAGGATCGTTTACCAACCGAGTCACTGACAAGATCGATCGTAAGAACAGTTAAATCATTCGAGCTATCTGCGACTAGTGTCAGACCACCCGCATCGATTCGGTCACCCTGACGAATGAGATCTGCGGCATCCGCAAGATCACCAAACGATCTCTTGAATACACTGTCGGTTTGAAGATCTACAACAAGTATTTGATTGGTAACTGCATTACTGTCAGTCTGTAAGGTAAGTCCACTGGCATTAATGCGATCACCTTGACTGATTAGACCAAGGTCATCAGCAAGAGATTCAAATGATCTCTTTCCTACGGAGTCTGTCGCGAGATCCTGTACGAGTACCGTGATTGAATTTGGGTCACTATCCGTCTGTAAGGTAAGTCCGCTGGCATCAATACGATCGCCCTGTTTGATAAGACCAAGGTCATCCGCTAATGATTCAAATGACCGCTTACCGACTGAGTCGGTTTGTAGATCCTGTACCAGAACAGTGAGTGAGTTGGGATCACTGTCAGTTGCAAGAGTCAATCCACTTGCATCGATGCGGTCACCTTGACTGATTAAACCAATGTCATCAGCAAGAGATTCGAACGACCGTTTGCCAACGCTATCAGTGACAAGATCTTGTACCAGAACCGTGAGTGAGTTGGGATCGCTATCAGTCTGTAGTGTTAAACCACTGGCATTAATACGATCCCCTTGACTGATTAATCCCAGATCATCAGCAAGTGATTCAAACGACCGTTTGCCAACACTATCAGTGACAAGATCTTGTACCAGAACAGTAAGTGAATTGGGGTCACTATCGGTCTGCAAGGTGAGTCCACTGGCATCAATCCGATCACCCTGTTTAATTAATCCTAGATCATCGGCGAGGGATTCGAAAGACCGTTTACCCACGGAATCTGTTTGTAGATCCTGTACCAGAACGGTGAGTGAGTTGGGATCACTATCTGCGACTAATGTCAGACCACCTGCATCAATCCGATCTCCTTGTCGAATAAGATCTGCTTCATCCGCAAGGTCACCAAACGACCGCTTGCCTACACTATCTGTCTGAAGATTAATTACCAGAATTTGATTCGTATTCGGATCACTGTCTACCGTAGCAATGGTGAGTCCGCCCGCACCAATGTCATCGCCCTGCGCGATAAGTCCTGCATCGCCTGCGAGGTCATCAAACGATCTTTTCGCTACCGAATCTGTTTGCAGATCTTGTACCAGTATGGTTGTTGACAATGGGTCGCTATCGGTTTGCAGTGTCAATCCACTTGCATCGATACGATCACCTTGTTTGATTAGACCCACATCATCTGCGAGTGACTCAAAGGATCGAATGCCTACACTATCTGTCTGTAAATCCTTAACAAGAACTGTTAGAGAATCGGGATCACTATCTGCAACGGTAAGAGTAAGGCCACCAGCAGTAATTGCATCACCTTGTTGTACAAATCCCGCATCGTCAGCAAGAGATTGAAATGACCGTTTGCCAACTGAATCTGTTTGTAAATCCTGAACCAATACCGTTGTTGATAAAGGATCACTATCGGTTTGCAGTGTCAATCCACTCGCAATGATCTGGTCGCCCTGTGATATCAGTCCCAGATCATCCGCAAGAGATTTGAACGATCGAATACCAACTGAATCAGTTTGTAGATCCTGAACAAGAACGGTAGTAGAAAATGGATCACTGTCAACTGTGAGAGTCAGACCACTAGCGATCAACTGATCACCCTGAGAGATTAATCCAAGATCATCTGCGAGTGATTTAAATGATCGAATACCTACTGAATCAGTCTGTAAATTCTTGACCAATATCAGTGTTGTGGTTGGGTCACTATCTGCTGCAGTAATTACCAGACCCGCAATAGTGATATCACGATTGGTAGAATCACCTCGATTAGTGACAGTCTGAAGAGTATCCTGAGAAATTGCTTCTGCAAAGTCAGCAGTACTTACAATACCAACACTGTCTAGTGATTTCGGATCACGAATCGCAAGTAGGAATCTAGAGTCCGCAATAACAGAATCAAGGGAGTTTGCGTTGAAACTTAGTCCACTGAGAGTTGGGGTGGTAGTGAAACTACGAGTACCATCTACCAACGATGTGAATAAGGCACCATCACTTTCAGGCAAACCCGCATTGGGTTCTGCCTGTTCTAAGTTTAGGAAAGTATAACGATCGGAGTCCAAGCGTCCAAACGCTCGAACCCTTACCTTTCCACTTAGTTGTGACAGTCGTTTCTGTGCCATTTAATTAACCGTTCAATGCCTGTAGGAATGAGAAAACCAATTGAACATCACTGTCCGCTTGATCTTCTGTAAATGCACGAATCTGATTGTTTTGCTCTACAATCAATTTACCGGTGATTAGTCCCGCGGCGTCATTGGGTTGCACTTCGAAGTTTCGAACTAAACTGGTAGCAACACCCGATGTTGTATCGTAGTGTTGAAAAGTCACATTGTGTATGTCTGTCTCAGAAGTATTCGCCGCTTGTGCCATCAACACAATCGCAGTAATACCGTTGGGAGTTGTATAGATGACATCACTGTCACCGGTAAACCCACCAACAGGTTTAGAGACCAGTTTCGCGGTTCTCGTTTTAAATTCATTTAATGGGATTGCCATGATTAACCCTCAAGTGCCAAGATGTATGGTGTTAGAATTTCGAACAGAGACCGTTCAAAGGTCTCACCTTCAATTCGTCCTGCTGCCCTGTTAATTGTCAAGTCTGCACCAATTCGGAAGTCACCCAACTGATCCGTACTTGTGAATACCACGAGACCTTCTTGTGTCTCCGAATCAAACACGACTTCGCGTGATCGACTAGGAATACCACCGTTCTGAGGAATCGCAGTGAATGTATTTGTGCCTGAACCCACATACTCGAAAGTATGAGATGAGGTTGTGATCTGAGACCGTTGATGGAAGTTGACTGTCTGACCTGATTTCTTCGGTGTATTCATCGGTGGTGAGAATGTCAGATCATAGACGCCAGGGCTAACTGAATCCACATTGGTGATTGTATAGAAAAATTCTTCGCTGTCAAAACGAATTGCATCGTTGTAGTTTGGTTTCTTGAATGCATCTAATTCGTCTAGGTAACTGTATGAGTCAAGATTTCGGATGTCGGTGAAACGAACCACATCTGCAAACACACCTTGGTCTGACTCAAGAAGTCCACGATACAAGGGTGGACTCGATCCTTCTGCAACCAGACCAAAGTCACCGAACGATGCGTTACTGTTTGCAATTGAACACTGACCACCCGACTTTGCTTCGATGGATGTCTGTGTCGAAATAGTGAACATTGATACAATTTGTGAATATCCACGATTTAATAGTTGCACTCCGTAACCGGCTGCGTTATACTGTGTAAAGGCGTCTGATACCATCGATCGAAGTCCTGAACACTTCGAACCATCGATACGCATACCCACACCATCTGTGGTAATTGATGTGCAGTTCTGAACATATGGTGACTGAATGATAAAAGGCCCAGCCCCTGGCGAGTCCACACTGGGATCATACGACACACACGCCGCAAGACTTTGATGGTCACGGAATGTTACATCCTTGATGAATGTGCCGTTGTCCATGTAGAATAGATCTGAGTCTACACTCTGTGGACGAATGGTTACGGTTCGTAGGTTGTCTCCTACGATTGCAGTCTTGGGTGGCAACTTCAACGGGTTGTTGATCGTATAGTCACCCGACTTTAAGTAGATCGTTGTGTCACCGGTTGTTGCCGCTCGTTCGACGGATTGAGTAATAATAAGGTCTTCAAGTTTCTTTGTTGCAGTGATCGCATCACGCAGTTCTACACTGACACCACGAGATGTGTAATTAGGTTCAATCTTTGCGGGTAATCCTGACAGACTGTTTGCATCGATCACATCGGTAAAGATAGGAATCAGTGTGTCTTTTAGTTGATTACCTTCGGTGGATGTGGCATACTGACCAGAGTTACCAGTTTCATCCGCACCAGCAGCAAGGTTAGATGTCAATGCGTTACGAACCAACTCATCGATGATGACACCAAGGTGTGTGTATGATGCGACAGATTGTGCCTGTTGCCCTGCGGGTAACTGCGACACACCATCCACAAAATAAGACTGTGCGATAATCTGCACACCATGTGTACCACCGTAGAGTATGTCGAATGTCAATGCATCGACAATGAAACCCACATCCCGTCGACACTTGGTTTCGTCGTATGTCAGAGCAGGATAGTTCGCAGTGATATATGCAACCACTTCGTCTTTGAGGTATGACCGGTTATTCTGTAGTATGATTGCCGCATCGTCTGCATCACCGGATGGCAGAACCAACGGTGCGGGGAACACGAGAGTGTCTGCCGCAGTTTCGGTGGATGTTGCACCGTTGACCAAAATATCAACGACTTCTGACCAATGACGATTGTTTCTCTGTAATGCACCATCAACGCCTGTGCTTTCTTTGACTTCTGGTACCGATGCGACCGCACCCTTTGCTTCATTGAAACCCGAACGAGTGGCGACTATCTGTTGTTCTCGTACCACATTCGCACTTGCTCTTTGATAGGATAAACCCGATGTTACTGCATTGTAGTTTGTTCCGAAAGCAATATCATGATACAATCCATCAAAGATCAATCCAAAGTCACGACGACATTTGGTTTCATCAAAGGTGAAGGATTGTTGTGCTGTAACAAACGATATTGCAGAATCAAGGGTAGAGAAAGCATCCTGCAATGATGTACCAAGATTTCCTGGCTTACCAGACTTCGACACATAAAATACATTGTCGACTCGATCATCACCGACCTGAACAACCTCGATGTTGCCGTCCTGATCCTTTTTAATAAACATACGACCGTCATGAGTGTTGATCGCAATCTCACCCAGTTCGATCTGAGAGATGCCTGGCCTACGGCCTGGTACATCTGTTCGTTTATTTAAGAGAGTAAAGTCTACCATAGTTCTTATTTATTAGAATGTTCCACCGTCCAAAGTTGTGATCTCTGTCTGTCCCGTACCACTCACATTGAACTGAGTAGAGTCGAGAGACACAATACCTGCGTTTGTTGCTGTTGCAAATTCTGCCGCAATTACAAGTTTACCGTCTGATTCTCTAATGTCAATACCTTCACCCTCCGAAATCGCATCTAATAGATTTGCAATTAGATCTGCGGCATTAATACTACTAACGGACAGATTTGTAATTGACGCAGAGTCCGCTTGCAAGGCATTAACAAACCACTCGTTTATTCTCTTTGCAGAATCGACAATTGCTGCGGTGTTGGGTGTATTGATTCCGTGAGTGTGTCCCAGAAGATCAGTAAAATATTTACCACCGATGATGTCGATGCGTTCTGCATCTAAACTACCATCTGACCCCACACCAAAGTAAAGTCGATCACCACCATTACCTCCACCACCGTATGACGGATCTGGTAGATACGAATATGCAAGTTCACCAGATTTAAGTGAGGTTGGAGTTCCATCCGTGGGAGAACGACGAATTAAAATCTTACCACGTTCAACATCTCTTTCGTATACTTTGCCGTCAATCTTATCGACCTGACTTGCTCGGTTAACGAGAATGCCGTTTTCATCGGCGACAAGAATATCTCCCTCTTGAATGTTGTCGGTAGTAATACCAACGACATCGTTGAGAAGGACAGAGTTGGACACCAAGACATTGGAAGCCGGCACACCGACGACTACCTTTAATACCTTGGTATAATCTCCTACAATAACTTTGTAGTCGGGTGACCCAACCGTTATCTTATCGACGCGATAATTCGCCACTGTTCAGTCCTTATGTGACCGATGGTGTAACAGTGATGAGGCCTTGCAAGACTCTCTCGATGGTAGTAGTTCCATCACTATCGAGAGATATCTCTACATCATAAACATATCGTTTCTTGGGGTTGAGTGTAGTAGTCTGTGCGTTCGTCAAAGACAGATTAAGAATACCGTCTGTCGCGGGAGCAGCAACTGCCGCAGTGAACGATATCTTATCGTCACTATCTGCGTCATAACTGGTTGCCATTTTCGCCGCGGCAGTGTATCCTGTAAGGTCTTTCTTTGAATTATCTTTATTTACGAGGTAGATGTCAATTGCGACATCGGTGCCTTGATCGATACTGAGATCTTCGTAGTGTGCCATGAGATAGTTCCATAAAAGTGTTATGGTTCTATTTATATATTATTCGGCACGAATATCTTCAATTACCCAATCTTGTATGCCATGAGATGTTTCACTTCGATCCAAAGTGAATGCAATAGTCATGCGGAGACCATCGCCAGTATTCCTTGCAGAATGATAACATACTTTATCGATACCGTCAACATATGAACCGAAGTATCCTGCTTTACACTGCCAACCTTTCACATCTGGAATTGTCACCATCTCTTTAAGATTGGTATCATAATGACGCCAGTAACCATCTCCGGTTTCACTGTAAGTGAACACAAAGTTGTATGCGGAGGCATTCGCATTGTTGTGCCATGAAATGTAACCATACTTGGGTGGATAGACGCTAAACAGTGCATTTCGTTTTAAATTTAATTGTGTCTGAATTCTGTGATGGAATGAGTTTACTTTCTGACCAACCTCATCCATCGCAAGGGGAGCAGTTCCCTTTGTAAAATGCATTCCGTTGTGTCCAAACGAATAGTTGGTACAAACCTCCGGAAACCCATCATGTTGATTGTGCATCGCACGAATCTTTTCAAAATATTCATAACTAGTGAAGTAGTCCGCATCCTTTTCATTATACCGTTTCTCACAACTTAACTCGACGCGCTTATACACCTCATCCTTTAAAATCCACAATGAGTCATTTAGGATGTCTATCGCAAAGTCATTTAACGGAATGTCTTTCATCATATCAGTATTGTCCGTGCTTCGCATCAGCTGAAGAATAGTGTCGTATCACAATCGGTTCTTTGTTGTGATTCAAATATTCTTTGTACTTGGAATAAAAATTCCACCGTGCGTCATCTTCCATGATTCCTACATTTAAATCCTTGAACCTTTCATCTTTCTTCGTCAACCACCAAAGAGAAAACTGATCCCAACGCTTGAATGATTCTGGATAGTTCTTTAGGTCTTCATTGCCATTCTCATCTTTCGGCCACCATCGACCTGCATATTGTTCAACGGTCAGTTCGTACCATGCATCTAAAAACTCTCGAACCAGAGGAACTCGCATATCATATAAACACACACCACCACATAGTTCAAAACCAGCAGGTTCTCCGTCTGGTTTTCTTGCACCCTCAAAGTAAACTTCTGCATAACAATAATGTCTTTCTACGGGGAGACCCGTGAACAGTATATCATGCCCATTGAATAAGTCAAACACTTTTTCAATGTCTTCGTGTTCACATTCTGTGTCTGCATCGATGTAGAAGGTCAAGTCATAGGGGGACTTTGCCATTCCAGTAATTTTCGCGCGTTTATGATCATCACAGAGCAAGATCTGATCACATAATTTTCTACCCCGATCATCGATGAAGTGTTCTTCGGTGACTAAACAACACTTCGCATCGGGGTAAAAATCGAGAATTGATTCTATAAGATTAAGTGCAGAGAGATAAAAAAACTTTTTCCTGCTGGCTACAATCAAGTAACCCTTAGTCGGTTCGCTCATTTAAAATACCCGTTTCAAGACCAATAATAAGAGTTGCATACGCATTCATCTCAACCTCACTTTCGGATCGTCTTAACTTTGTGCGTAAGGTTTTGCGTTCACTATCACGGATTTCTGGAATCTGAAAAGCCTTTAATTTCATATGAAATAGGTGTTCTAGCTCTTGAGTCTTCTGCTGTTGTTGTTGTTTGACCTCATTATGTTTTGCCTCAGAAGATTTTCTTTGTCTTCGTTCAACTGTGTTTGCGTCAATCCTTTCAGTTCCGACAACACTTACCACTTCTTTGTATCGGGGACAGAGTGAACGGTCTGGCAAAAATTTGGAGAAAACGCAAACCTCTTTTCTCCGTTGATTTCCCTCATTATGCATTCGAATACATTTAACGACAGATTTGTCGTCAATGCCATCTTCCCAATATGCATTATCTAAAATTTCGTATTGCATTATGCCACCCTCAAGTATAATGTGTATGTTTCAATTACTGCTGGTTGATCAAGGAGTGTTGTCCCCGCACCATAAATTTGTAAACCTTCGAAAGTTCCAGTATAGACTTCTTCAACCCCAGTTGCGTCATAGTTTCTTACAAAACTGTTTGAATAAACTTCTTCGATATATGCAATCTCTAAAGTTCGTTCGAAAGAAAGACCCGTATAGTTACCTTCATATGTAGAACCAAAACCTTCCCCTGTATATATCTCTTCATCAATCGCTTCAAATTGACCGGAGTATGGAATAAAGGTTCCGGTGAATTCACCGGTATATCCGGCCGGAATATAGTTGGACTCAAAACTCCGAATGAAATCGTCACCGGTAAATGTTGGGACATACTGACCATCATAGTTTATAGTGAAATCTGGTGAATAATTTCCCTCATAGTTTCCAGTGAAATCTAAGGTAAAGTTTGAAGTATAGTCAGAAACATATTCACCGGTATAATTGCCACTGTATTCGCCACTATAATCGCCGGTATAGGTTGCTTCGAAATCACCTTCATAATTCTTAGTAAATAATCTTGTATAATCACCAGTATATGATTCACCATATACAGAAGTGAAGTCAGCTGAATATTCACCTTCATAATCGCCGGTATATATGTCTTCATAATTCTTGGTAAATGCTGTCGAATACTCAGTTGAATAAGTTTCGACAATAATACCAGTGTAATCTCCAGTGTATGGTTCTTCATCTATTCTACCATAATCGCCGGTGAAAATCAAATAATTCTCAACACGAGTATAGTCGCCAGCGTAAGGTTCTACAACTGCACCTGAATAATCGCCCGTATATGGTTCTTCGATAACACCTGTGAAATCTCCGGTGTAATCAAGTTCCGTAATTCGAGTATAATCACCCGTATATGGTTCTTCAAGAACTCCCGTATAATCACCGGAGTAATCTATTTGAATAATACCAGTATATTCACCGGTATAATCTTCGCCTGGCGTACCAGTATAATCACCCGTATATGGTTCTTCGATAACACCAGTATATTCACCAGTATAATCCGTGACTGTTACGCGAGTGTATTCGCCCTCATATGTTGTATCAATGATTCGAGTATAGTCACCTGTATAATCCTGACTAGTGACACCAGTATATTCGCCAGTATAGTCTTGAGTAGTAACTCGCGTATAATCACCTTCATATCCATCTGAAGTCACACGAGTATAATCGCCTTCATATAATTCTATATCGACGGAAGTATAATCACCTGTATAATCAAATTCGGTTATACGACTATAATCACCTGTATAGTTTTCTTCTTGTGCACGAGTGTAATCACCGGTGTAATCTTGTTGTGTAACACCCGTGTACTGGCCGGTATAAGGTTCAAAGTCATCACCACTATAAGCACCAGAATAAGTTATTTCTTGAACACCTGTGAAGTCACCAGTGTATGGTGTTTGAATAATGCGTGTGTAATCCCCGTCATAGTTTTCGGGATCGATTCGAGTATACTGTCCGACATAGTCAGCAGAATAATCTTGTTCGTAGTTTCCTGTGTAATCTTCTGAAATAACAACCGTATATTCACCAACATACTCATCCGTTGTAATGCCTGTATAATCACCAGTATATGGGTCAGTAGTAACACCGGTATAATCTCCGGTGTAATCTTGTTGTGTAACACCAGTATAGTTACCTCCATACCCATCCGTTGTCACACCGGTATATTGTCCAGTATAATCTTGCTGGGTGATGCCAGTATATTGACCGGTATAATCTTGCTGAGTGACACCAGTATATTGTCCAGCATAATCGAACTGAGTGATACGACTATAGTCACCGGTATATGATTCTTCAATGATACCTGTATAATCGCCGGTATATGTTTCTACATCAACACCTGTGTAACCACCAGAGTAATTAATTGGATTGATTCCTGTGAAGTCACCTGTATAGTTTTCTTCTTGTGCACGAGTATAGTCTCCGGTGTAATCAACCTGAACAATGCGAGTATAGTCTCCGGTGTAATCAACCTGAACAATGCGAGTATAGTCTCCGGTGTAAGGTGTTTCTGTGACGCCAGTGTATTGACCCGCATACGTGTCTTGAGTGACGCCAGTGTATTGTCCAGTATAATCTTGCTGGGTGATGCCAGTATAATCACCACCGTAAGGGTTAGTTGTGATTCCAGTGTATTGACCCGCATACGGATTAGTGGTGATGCCGGTATAGTTACCGGTGTAAGGTGTTTCTGTGACGCCAGTGTATTCGCCACCATAAACAGTTGTAGTAATACGAGTATAATCACCAGTATATGGGTCAGTAGTAACACCGGTATAATCTCCGGTGTAATCCTGTTGAGTAATGCCAGTGTAATCACCACCATATGGGTTGGTGGTAACACCAGTATATTGACCGACATAAAGTTCATCTGTAACACCAGTGTAGTTACCGGTGTAAGGTGTTTCTGTGACTCCAGTGTATTCGCCACCGTAAACAGTTGTAGTAATACGAGTATAATCACCGGTGTAAGGATCAGTAGTAACACCGGTATAATCTCCGGTGTAATCTTGTTGTGTAACACCAGTATATTGACCTGCATATGGGTTAGTTGTTACACCAGTGTAATTGCCCGTATATGGATTAGTGGTGATGCCGGTATAATTTCCGGTATATGGGTCTGTCGTGACTCCAGTGTATTCACCACCGTAAACAGTTGTAGTAATACGAGTATAATCACCGGCATAAGGGGCTACAGTAACTCCAGTATAATCTCCGGTGTAATCTTGTTGTGTAACACCAGTATATTGACCTGCATATGGTTGAGTCGTTACGCCGGTGTATTGACCGACATAAAGTGCATCTGTAACACCAGTGTAGTTACCGGTATATGGATTGGTAGTGATGCCAGTGTATTCGCCACCGTAAACAGTTGTAGTGATACGAGTATAATCACCGGTGTAAGGTGCTGATGTAATTCCAGTATATTGACCTGCGTATGTGTTCTGAGTAACACCGGTATATTGACCTGCATATGGGTTGGTGGTAACACCAGTATATTGTCCTTCATAGTTTTGTTGTGTGACACCGGTATATTGTCCTTCATAGTTATCTGAAGTTACTCCAGTATATTCACCGCCATAAGTTATTGCATTAATACCAGTAAAGTTTCCGGTATATGGTTGAGTTGTAACACCAGTATATTGACCGGTATAAGGGACTTGGGTGACACCAGTATATTCGCCACCATATGTGTTCTCAGTCACACCAGTATAATTTCCGGTATATGGTTGAGTTGTAACACCAGTATAATTACCGGTGTAAGGTGTCGCACTAATTCCAGTAAAATCACCAGTATATGGAGTTTGAATAATACGAGTATATTCACCGACATACTCATTGCCGATGTACACTGTATCTTCAAGATCGGCCATCCAACCCAACAACGATTCTTCGTCATCCGGTGCGTCATTGATTACGAGATAAAATGGTTGAGAACCTCTCCATCGCCAGAGAGTGTTGGCGTTAAAGTTTGCGACAGTTGAACCACCTGAGATATTTGTTCCTGCAACACCAAATCCAGCATTACCGTCACGGAAGAAATAAGTTGGGTTCGAATCGGTACCTGAACCAAAGAACTGTTCATGTTCTACCCATGCAGAACCATTCCAACTTTCGATTCGCACATAACCAGAGTTTGGTATTACAAGTGCAAAGTCACTCAGTGTGCTACCCCATGAGTAATGATTCGAAAGATATCGAGCTGGTAAACCGTGCGTAGCATCACCACCCGCACCATCTCCAATTTCAATTGCAAAGTGAGGATCGTTAACATCTGTTTGACGATAGTTGCCAGTATTACTTACATCTCCACCATCCGCTGCTCGCCTGAATGCATTTCTTCTTTTGTAGAGCGACTCCCCTGCGTCTGCCATGGGTGGTACGATGAAACGGTCATTCGAACTGGTTGATGTGGAAACAATGTCTACATCCGATGTCCAGAAGTGATATGACACACCCGCCACATAGTTTGGTGTGCCAACAGCATAAGAAACAACCGAACCGCCAGGAAGCGAGATAGTGTCTGTAGGTGTTCCATTGATACCAGTGCCTCCAGCATTTGTACCTGCATCTTCATAGAAGGTTACTGTACCTGCATCTCGTGACCAAAAGTATAGAGTTGTGGTACCACGACTGACCGCAGTACCGAATATTCGACCCGTTAACGATAGGGGTACAATTGCTTGTTGAACCGCATCGTCCATGAGATGGATCGGCAATCCATTCGAATAGATGATGTCACCTTGAGTCACAGCGAAAGTACCATTTTGTGGCCCTGAAGTTGCAGATACAATGGTTGTTACAGTTCCATTTCGATCACGGAAAATCTCTGTTCCGGTATAGATGGCAGAATATAATTGAGTGCCACTCACCATGACTATCCATGAAGATCTACCATGATTTCTTTCTGGTATAGCATCAGCAGATGGGACAAGATAACTGTCACCTGCAACAATGAATTGGTCACCACCTTCGTTTCGAGTATAAGCGACCGAAAACTCTTCTAAATCAACTGCGGCATAATCACCTTCATAAGATGTCGCACTAATGCCAGTGAAGTCACCAGTGTATGGTGTGGCACTAATACCAGTGAAGTTGCCAGTGTACGGTGCCGTACTAATTCCAGTGAAGTTACCGGTGTACGGTATTGTATTAATGCCGGTGAAGTTTCCGGTGTAATCAACTGGTCGTATACCCGTAAAATCACCGGTATACGGATTGGTGCTGATACCGGTGAAGTTGCCTGTGTATGGTTGGGTCGTTACGCCAGTATAATTTCCGGTATATGGGTCTGTCGTGACTCCAGTATAATCACCTACATATGGATTGGTTGTTACACCAGTGTAATTGCCCGCATACGGATTAGTGGTGATGCCGGTATAGTTACCGGTGTACGGATTGGTTGTCACACCAGTGTAGTTTCCGGTATATGGTGCCGCACTAATACCAGTGAAGTTACCCGTATATGGTGCCGTACTAATGCCAGTAAAATCACCGGTGTAAGGGAGACCACTCAATCCAGTAAAATCACCGGTATAAGGTGTGGCACTAATCCCAGTGAAGTTGCCAGTATATGGTTGAGTTGTAACACCAGTATAGTTACCAGTGTAGTCAATATTGTTAATCCCTGTAAAGTTTCCAACATATGGATTAGTTGTAATACCAGTATAGTTACCGGTATATGGATTAGTTGTTACACCGGTGTAGTTACCTACATATGGGTTGGTTGTTACACCAGTGTAATTGCCCGTATATGGATTAGTGGTGATACCAGTGTATTGACCGGTATATGGAACACCACTCAATCCAGTAAAATCACCGGTATAAGGTGTTGTACTGATCCCAGTAAAGTTACCCGTATATGGTGCCGTACTAATACCAGTGAAGTCACCAGTGTATGGTGTGGCACTAATGCCAGTGAAGTCACCAGTGTATGGTGTGGCACTAATGCCAGTGAAGTCACCAGTGTACGGTTGAGTTGTTACTCCGGTATATTCGCCGCCGTAAGTACTTGCACTAACACCTGTAAAGTTTCCGGTGTATGGATTGGTTGTCACACCAGTGTAGTTGCCAGTATAAGGATTAGTTGAGATACCAGTGAAGTTTCCGGTGTACGGATTAGTTGTTATACCGGTGTAGTTACCTACATACGGGTTGGTAGTGACACCCGTATAATTACCAGTGTAGGGTTCAGTTATAACACCGGTATATGTTTTCACAAAGTTTTCTAATTGTGTTCCTACAAAAGGGCCGTCAACAAAGTTACTACTTGTGACCCCAGTAAAATCTCCTACATATGGATTGGTGGAAATACCTGTAAAATCTCCTGTATATGGGTTGGTTGTTACACCAGTGTAATTGCCCGTATATGGATTGGTAGTGACGCCAGTGTAGTTACCTACATATGGATTGGTTGTTACACCAGTGTAATTGCCCGTATATGGATTGGTAGTGACGCCAGTGTAGTTTCCGGTATAGACCCCGTTGTCATAATTAGTTAATTGAGAACCAGTGAACGATGGAGTGTTATCGTAGTTACCATCATAGACTGGGCCAGAACCGCCACCAACAAAGTTTACTGCTTCCTGTCGAACAAAATAATTACCACCAATAACATTCGTACCTTGACGATAAGTATTGCCGTCAGAACCAACGACCGTATTGGGCGGAAATGTCCCAGAGACCTCGTTACTGTAAACCTGCACGCCTTGCCATTGAACAGTAATTTGCCATAGAGCAGCGTCCATTTGAATTTCCTGCCAGTAAGTAACGGCTGCTTGGTATTGAAAACTTGAAGTGACTGTAGGGCCGGTGTAAACAGCTGTCGACCCTGAATCAAAGTTGCCTATAAAATCAGCAGAACCGATATATTCTTTTATGAAGAATGTGCCATCGTAAGGTGACGCAGCTGGGCCCGTATAATCTCCAGTATAATCAAAGAAGAATGTAATCGGTTCAGGGCCAGGGAATGTTCCTGAAACATTGTAATTTCCGGCGAAAGAAGAAACGCCGCCACCACCTACAAAGGTTTCAGAATAGTTTTGATTAAATGCTGGGTCGCCTATGTATGTATTCGTCAAAAACGATCTAGTATAAGGTGTGGTACTAATGCCAGTGAAGTTTCCGGTATAAGGTGCCGTACTAATGCCAGTGAAGTTTCCGGTATATGGTGCCGTACTAATGCCGGTGAAATTACCGGTGTATGGTGCCGTACTAATGCCGGTGAAATTACCAGTGTATGGGTTAGTCGTTATACCAGTGAAGTCACCTGTGTATGGTGTGGTACTAATGCCAGTAAAGTTGCCAGTATAGGTCGAAACACCAGAAAAGTATTGGGTTTGTTCACTTCCATAAGTGTTGTTCATCCAACCCAGCATACTTTCTTCATCATCGCCGGTGTCATTAATTCTTAGATAGAATGGTACATCACCTTCCCACTTCCAATGGGTATTAGTATTGAAGTTTGCGGATGAACCCGAATCATCTGCAATCGGTGCTTCAGTAAAGAATCCAACATTACCCGAACGGAAAACAGTAGCAGGAGAGTTTTGTGTTCCATTCATTCTGTAGATCGCGCGTTCTTTCCATGCAGTTCCGTTCCAACTCCATAAGGTCACATTTGTTGGCCCATTAGGCGCAACAAGAGTGAAGTCACTAAGAGTGTTACCCCACGAATATGTGTTTGATAATCGACTATTACCTAGAGGCACTTCACTGTCACCACCCGCACCATCACCAATAGCAACCGACATGACTCGTTTACCATCGGTCGAACGAAGAGTAGATGCAGTAGACACCACATTGGTCGTATTACCATCTTCATTAATATTATTACCAACACGATGGCGATACATTCGATCTTCCATCGGCGCCATCTTAACCGCGTCAGAACCATTAGCACCTTCTGCTGTCGCAACCATATCAACATCGGATTCATACCAGTACCATGTTGACAAAGTCCCATGTGAATAAGTAGCGATTTGACCAGCGGTCAATGATACGGTTGTGAGAGGTGTTCCACCAATACCTGCACCACCTCGATAAACAGTTACGGTACCTGATTCACGAGCATAGAATCGAATAACCGATGGAGCATTTCGAGTGATATAATGTGCAAAGAGTTGGCCACGCATTGACCAAGGAACCAAAGTCATATCACCCGCATTCACATGAAGGTGAATCGGTTTGTCTGCATAATATTCTGTTCCTGCACCACCCGTTGTGAAAGTGCCGCGTTCTGGATCAGTAGCCGATGTTGTGAGTTGAGTACTCACATTTTTCGTAGTTGCATCGACCTTAAAAATGTTGGTGCTCTGATAAGGTGCAGAATATTGAATTGGGCTATCACCAGTCATTGCAATCCAACTAGAAAGACCGTGTTGACGATACACAGACGCTTCACCTAATGGAGTAAAGGTTACTGTATTCTTACCCTCAAAAGTTGCAGCGTACAAATTATCACGAGAAGTTGCATAATCTCCAGTATACTCAACCGTGTCTAACCTTTCAAATGAACCAGTATAAGGTGTTGCGTCAATGCCGGTAAAGTTTCCGGTATATGGTGCCGTACTAATGCCGGTGAAGTTACCGGTGTATGGGTTAGTCGTTATACCAGTATAGTTGCCTGTATATGGTGCCGTACTAATGCCGGTGAAGTTACCGGTGTATGGGTTAGTTGTTACACCAGTATAATTACCGGTATAATCAAACCCACTAATACCAGTGAAATTGCCAGTATATGGTTGAGTCGTTACGCCAGTATAATTACCTACATATGGATTAGTGGTGATACCAGTGTATTGACCGGTATATGGATTAGTTGTTACGCCGGTGTAGTTACCTACATACGGGTTGGTAGTGATACCGGTATAGTTTCCAGTATAGGGATTGGTTGTAATACCAGTATAAGTTCCGATGTATGGTATAGACTGAATGCCAGTAAAATCACCGGTATAAGGTGTGGTACTAATTCCAGTGAAGTTTCCGGTATAAGGTATTGCATTAATACCGGTGAAATCACCCGTATAAGGTGTCGCACTAATACCAGTGAAATCACCCGTATATGGATTAGTCGTAACGCCGGTATAATCTCCAGCATATGTTGTGGTGGAAATACCAGTGAAGTTTCCAACATATGGATTAGTTGTAACGCCGGTATAGTTTCCAGTATAGGGATTAGTAGTGACGCCCGTATAAGTCCCAGTGTATGGATTAGTCGTTACGCCAGTATAATTACCGGTGTATGGGTTAGTCGTTATACCAGTATAGTTGCCTACATAAGGTGTTGCGGCAATACCAGTGAAATCGACTGTATA